TATAAGCACCAGTTCCACCCTTGCTATTCTTAGTTATATTGTAAGAAGTGACTGGTTTATCCCTTGGGGTCATAATTGGATAGTAATTGCTGGTATATTCCTTTGAGAATATCACAACATTTTCGTGCTTACGCATTGGTTGCTGTTTTGCACGGTGCATTCCTTTCGGAATTTGCTTGTCCCAGATCCATTCATATCTAAACCAGTCTAGGTTTGACATAACTAGATGGGATGTGAAGGGTTGTTGACCTGTCATAGCCACAACCCCGTTGTCTTTTAGAACCCTTTTCAATTCGGGCCAGAGTAAGGAAAGATCTATACCTTTATCCCAATCGAATTTATAGTTAGTTTCATATGGTGGGTCACAACATACAAAATCTACTGAATCATCTGCAAGAGTTTGAAGCTCTACTAGACAATCACCGTGTATAAATTCGAAATCACTCATTAGTCTTCTTCCGATGGAACTTCTTCTTCCTCAATCTGATCGATTTTGGCGGAGACTTTCTTCTTCAGATTCTTCAAACTATCCAAAGCACTAACATGTAGGTCTTCTTCTAGTTCGTCTTCTTCATCAGAATCATCTTCTTCTGGTGGTGCGTCTTCAACATCGGAGAATACCCAAGTTTCATTGATTCGTTTTTCCAATACTGGAAGTAAACGATCCCAAACCGCTTGTTCTTTTCTCCAATTCTTGTAGTAACCTAAAGAATTTCCTTCAAAATCTTTGTAGGTTCTTCCATCAAGAACAACAACGCCCATTCCCTTCATGATATCGAGAAGTCCATAATACTTATCCAGTCCTGTTGCAAAGGACAAGTATAGTTCAACTTCCAACATTTCAGGAATCAAACGATTCTTAACAGTCAAGCATCGAATAATAATTCCAGAGAAACTCTTCTGAGCAGCTTTGAGTGTATTATCGATAGTTTTACCATCGTCATCTTTAGTGAGAAGACGGGCCAATTGAACGGTTACTGTTGGTTTGAATACCGCAGCTTTACCACCCGGCATACTCTTCTCAAGAGGTGGATACATCTTACTTGGATCATCATACACTTCGTTAGTGCAGATAACTGTAGTCTTGGTGATCTTACCCCAATTAATACAAGTCTTCAAAAGAGACTTGATTGACTTAGCAAATGTTCCCATGTCGGCAGCATTATTATCTTCTGCCATACGCTTTTCACCCAATTCAGATTCCATCTGAGCTATTGAATCGATAATGATGACGAATTCGCCCATCTTTCCAGCAGCAGCAACTCCAGCTAAGAATTTCTTAATAGCATTTCGAGTATTCTCGATAGTTGTAGTGGATACATATTTGACCTTTGTAGGATCAATACCGAATCCAATAGCACCTTTAGCATCAATAGCGTTTTCACTGTCGAAAACAACTACGAACTTGCCCATCTTTTGAGCATTAGCTATAAGCTTCTGAATAAAGAAGGTTTTACCTGTTCGGGAAGGTCCAGCAAACTGAACAAGTCTTCCACATGGAACACCCTTATACATAGATCCTGAAATGATAGCATTTAAGGCCATCGAACCAGTGTCTATATACTCGTCAATATTTGAGAATTTTGATTCACTCAGATAACAAGAATATGGATTGACTTCATCAATCAAATCCATCAACTTGAAATATTCTTTGTCTTCCTTTTTTGCCATATTATAAGTCGTCTATTGAGATTACCTTCGGATTGCTTTTAACAGGAGCAGGAGGCGTGTTAATTTGGTTATATCGTGCTAGGATATCGCCGGTAACTTCAACATCGGAAAGAGTGATTGAAGACTTGTTAAATGTCCAGTTGTTTTGGGCACGTTTCGCCTTATCCAAAAGTTCGAAGAAGAATAGAGGATAAACCTGAAGTTCTAATTGCCCGTTTTGTGCAGGTTGGAAGTGGAGAATAATCGGGTTATTCAGAGTTAATGTTGCCTCATCTTGAGCTATTTCAACTCCAAGTAGAATTCGTCCGATTTGATCGATAATGACAGTGTGTTTTTCTTGCATACATCTTAATTTACCCTATTTCTCTCAAAAGTCAAGTCATATTTGACCTTACTTAAACTGTTTTTCATCCTAACTCCGAGCTTATTTCGCTCTCCAACCGTTGACAACAGATACTTCATCAAATCACCATAGAACGAAACGATGATATTATCAGTTCCATGATTATCATACTCGTAATCTCGCCCTTGGATCATATCCTCAAAGATATCGAGGATGTTTTTCTCGGAAACACAAGCCAATAATCTCTGTCTCACTGCTTCCAATTCTGGATTTGTGAATGGTCCTTCATCAACACGGTTTAATGTGTTGTTCAATTTTTCGATTGTGACTGTTTCGGCATCAGTCAAGCCTTTGTTATATGCTTCTTGTAGTGTCATGGTAGAATTAGATCCTTTTTCTTTTTAGGTTTTCTCATATTTGCCTTTCTTTCTTCTGAAAATTTCTTTCCAATATTTCCATTTGTCTTTTTAGGTTTTCTGAGTTTTTCTTTATGTTCTTCTGATAATTTCTTACCCAAATTAATCTGTCTTAATTTTTCTCTAGTTTCCTTGGATACTACCTGTCCCGTGTTAGCCTTTCTCATTTTTTCTATAGTTTCATCTGAGTGTTTTCTACCTAACATACTTTGTCTTCTTTTCTCTCTGGTTTCCTCTGAAGGAGATTTTCCAGTATTTATTATTCTCAATCTCTCTTTATGCTCATCACTCATTTTCTTTCCAAGTCTAGCATTTCTCAACTTTTGTCTTGTCTCTTCCGAAACATATATTCCAGTTCTATCGGTGGAAAACTTACATCTATTATACCCTTTATCTCTATCGGTGGAGTCAAACAACTCTATATAATACGATTCCCTTTCTAGAAGATTATCATTGTCCTTTTGTTTATCAAAATTATCTACCGTTTCAAGAATTTCAACCGTAAATGAATCCCATCCATGTTTCAGTATTGCCCTTTGGAGGTATCCCATACATTTAGAATTTTTTAGACAATTTTTATGATGACTAATTCTCTTTCTGATATTGACAGATTTTCCTATATACACCTTTCCGTTAATTTCACAGTTTAATTTATATATTCCGGCCCCTTTTGGATATTCATTACTTCGTTCCATTATTATATTTAGTCAGAATGTGTGTCATGAGAAAAAGTCCTCTAGTTCAATTTTTACGTTTTCGTTTGGTTTTCTAAGTTTCCAATTAACCACATCATAGAATCCCTGAATAGCCTTGAAAAAGATCTTCAAGAACATCAGTTCGTGGTCAATGATGAATATCTCTTCAAATTCCTTCGGGAACTTGTCTCTGAATCCGATCATTTTTATATTGTATCTATTCGGTGTCTTGAGTTGGACAATTCTAACCTTATCTCCAGACTTGAATTCCTGATATTTAGAATCAAGAGTCAAATCCTTACAGACATAATCGTGGAAGTATGCAGCCTTTAAGTGGAACGGCATACCTTTAATTGTCGTTAAAGCAGTGCATTTTTTAGCAGCGATTTCGTAGTTATTCATACCCGAAATTTTGGCATAATTGTGAACTTCCAAACCTTTGAATAGTTCGTATGCTTCCATATATAGGTCATTTGTCTCACTCAGAGATTGAGTTAAAATCATGTGCTCGATTACCTTCTTAACGTGCGGTTTCAAAGCTCTTGGCATAGTTCCTTTTACGACACTAACACCCTTATATTTGAACTTATCAACCGCCAATCCTTCATCGTCAAGAATGTGCATTACATAATGCTTTTTCGCTAGGAATATGGCATGGTCTGATATAGCTTCACGCTTGTAAACGATACGACAATCAGTAGTTTTGAACACTCTCAAACACCACGAATAAATGGTGTCATTGATATGCTTTTCGATATCTTCACAGACCTTCAAAAACTCAGGAGTTATACCATTATCATCCTTCAATTTGTATCCCAGATTGTTTAATGGTTCAAGAGAGAAATAACCAGAATCCGTATCACCCGCAATACAACAATTTTCCGCCTCTGCTTCGGGAATGTTAAAGGTATTCATGAGATAATCCACGAACACTTTTCGGTTCTTTTTATTGATAGATTGACCAGTTAAAGTAACAGAATTTGCAATGTCGTCATCACCCATAAAGGCGAACTGATTGCCCGTGTATCCATAAACGGAGTTGAGACAGATTTTATATGCGTTTTGGAAAGTGTCACATCTTTGTATTTGTGTCTCCATTTCCTCAATCTCTTCTTCTGATAGAGTATCTCTGATCTTCTCCAATTGAGCTTTGATCGTTTTACCCTTATATTTCATGTCCTTTCTCTTGGTGTATAGTTCATCCAAGAACTCAGGCATGATGCCTTTAACCTTCTGAGAGAATAAGTGACCAGATGACGAAATAGCAGCCTTTTCTTCCTTAATATATTCCAAAAATTTAACATCAGTGAACTCGAAGGTTCTACCGGATACATGCTCCAAGTTGATTTTGTTGTCAACTCTTACGATCTTTCCGATCTTAGTCTCTGGTGAGATATTCAGGGATATCATAACACTAGGATAAAGAGAGTTGGCGTCGAAGGAAACTACATTATTAGCAAATCCCAATCGGGATTCCTGAACGAATCCCCCCGCATTTTTACCCTCTCTCTTTGGCCTAGAGAAACTTGGAATATATTGATTCCTCAATCTAGCTTTAATGGCAATTGCACCGTTAATAACGGCAACCGTTTTTACAGCTTGAGTAAGTCCACAAAGACCATTATAGGCAAGGAATCGAATCAATGAAATATAGTCCAATTTCTTGTTCAATTTCACAACCAACTCAACGTCCTTAATGTTATAATCGACATATTTATCCCAATTATCTCTAGCCAAATCCCAGAGAGTTTCGGAGTGTTCTATCTTGTTCTCATTCAGTTCCAATTCAGCAACAGTATCTAGTTTGGAGTTTTCTGGTTTATCATCCAACTTGAACTTGTTATACATAATCATGTAGTCCAAACATGCGATTCCTTCGATTACATATTCTGAAGTTGCTTGTCCAAATTTACCCTGTTTGTCAACCTTTTCGTAGATCCTACCAATTGGTGATAGTTCGTCAGCCCATTCCTTACCCAATTCGAAGGTAATTCTGTTGATTAGATACTTTAAGTCGTATCCATTGGAATTCCATCCGCAAAATACGTCTGGATAATCACTTGAAATATGGCCGATGAATCTCTTTAAAAGATCGTGTTCAGATTTGCAGTGGAAATAATCCACATTATCCTGTTTTGGTTTATAAGCCTTAAGACCAAAGGTTGTATATCTCTCAGTTAGAGAATCGAAACAAGTAATCAGATTGACTACCGAATCCGCAGTTTCCATATCTGGGAACTTATCCGGTAAAGGGTTCTCGATGTCGATATAGCAAACCTTTAAAGGATATTGCGAGAAGTCATCTTCCTGATTATTCAGGTAATAGTTATCCACCAAGAACTGTTGGTATGGTGGAAGATTCTCAAATATCCTTTTGATTCCTGATTCCTTAACGAACTTGTTACGATCCCATAACGTCTCAAACTCCCTTTTCTTTAAAGGTGTTCCATAAATGGACTTGTCAGTTCCACGCTTATCTTCTAATTGGAGATAAGGCTTGAAATCCAACTCTTGAAACACACGGTTTCCCTTTATATCCCAAGTCCATAAATGTATGCTTTTGCTTTTATTGTTATATACACAATTCCTATACATGTTTTCTTTTTCTTGGTTTTCCTAATTTGGATTCTCTTAATTTTTGCTTATGTTCTTCCGAAAACGATTTCCCTATTCTTGACTGTCTGATCTTATCCTTAGTCTCTTCGGACATTATTCGTTTTCTACATTTCTCTTTAAACTCTTCAGATTTGGGCTTTTTCATTTTATCCTTAGTTTCAGAAGAGTGAGTTCTTCCAAACTGAGATTTGCTCATTTTTATCTTGGTTTCATCGGATGCAATCTTTCCCGTTCTAGATATGCTCATTTTTCTCTTTGATTCCTCAGTGTGATGAATTCCAGTTCTGTCGAATGAATACTCGCACAAATTATATCCTATAGTTTTATCCGTAGATCCGAATAATTTAATATAATAAGATTCTCTCTCCAATAGAGAAGAATTATCTGTCAATTTATCAAAATTCTCAACAATTTCCAATATCTCAACCAGAAAAGAATTCCATCCATGCTTTATGATTGCATTTTCAAAATAGCATCTACCTTCCGATTTATTTTGGCAATTTTTATGTCTGTTTAACCTATTATATAGGTTGACTGCCTTTCCTATATAAATTTTATCGTTATCAATACAGGTCAATTTATAGATTCCAGCCTCTTTTGGATATTTAGAATGATTACTCATTCATATATTTATCCAAATGGATTGACTTTGATTTATTATTATAGACGCAGTTTCGATACATTCTGTTCGCAGAATAACACAGGAATAGTGCTTGTCAATTCCATTTTTTTAGATAGTGGCGTTGTGGTGATCCGAACGGCAAATCTAAAGCTTCTAAGAAACAACCAATATTCTCTGGGACTTCCAAGAATCGACTTGCTCCAATCTTTCTAAGTTCTGGAAGAAGTCTGTAATACTTCGCCTTGTTCTTGTAATTTAGAAGATTCTCGATTTTGGCTTCCAATTCAGCAGCATCTTTAAAACGTAGGAATTCTGGAGCATTAGCATACGTTTCCATATCCTGACATAAACAAGGAATTCCCAATTGAGCAGCTTCGATGAATTTGATGTCTGATTTACTCTTATTGAATGGATTATCCATCAATGGGGCAATAAATAACTGAGCATTTAGAGATGCTAAGAATGACGGATACATTAAAAGATTTACCCAAGGATGGAATTCAATCTCACGCGCCTTTACATATGGACTTAGTGGTGGTGGATAAGCTCCAATGAATACAAATTGATATTTGAAACGATTATCAACAATGAACTTGATTACGTGGGTGAAATCGTCTTGTTGACCTGTGACATTATTAACATCAAAGTGAGCACCAGAACCAGCGTAAACAATTCTAGGTCTTTTCTTATTTTTATCATAATTCTCAATATTCTTAGTGTAATTATATTGATGACCGATCCACCAGTAAGGCATGAAGTTTGGAACTACGGTAATTTCTTTTTTACCAGTCTTAGCCTCGTATAGATCTTTCATATACTTACAGGTTACGGTAACTTCATCGCATAAGTTGATCATATCAATACAATTCTGACGAACTTCATCAGTATCGAATCCATGTTTTGATACATTATAATCAGGTATTTCTTCACGGAATACAACGTCATCAACCTCATAGATCATTTTAAATCCAAATTCAGGTTGTAAAGACTTCAGATATTTGATAAACTCTTTTTGGTGAGTTGCTGCCTGTCTTTGGAGAGTTACAGTTTGAATTCCATGATAGAATCCTTTCTCGCCAACCATTTTGGTAAGATCTGTAACATCTCCATGCCCTGTCAATCTGATATGATTGGATACAAATCCTCTACGATATGCAGCACAACCATCATTCCCAGCCATGAAGTTAATATATCTACGACCAGCAACTTCAGGGCTAGGTTGTGCTATTGCACGTTTTACATTTGTATTAGCGAATGGAGATGCTGGAAAGGGATTTGCGAACGGACTATTTGCGAACATACATTAATTACTATGTTCGCAAATCAAGTCAACTGTCAATTCTTCTAGTTACTCCATTTTCTTTCTCCAAATTGATAATTTCTCCGTCAACATGCTTCAAAGTCTCTTTTCTATGGGAGATTGCGTAGCACGAAAGTCCATTTTTATCAATTCTCTCTTTTAGAACTTCAATCAGTAGATCTAAACCACGTTCATCGAAAGCGGAGTCGAAGATTTCGTCCATAAATTCAACATTGGATGAAATACTACTGATCTTTTTCTTGATATCCTTGAATGCCCACGCACACGCGAGATCTACAGTTCTACGTTCTCCACCACTGAAGTTCCAGTAAGATATATCTTTACCTTTGTCATTAGTGATCTTTTCATCGAAGTATTCGTCAAACTTGCACTTCATTGTCATTCCAAGAGCATTGATATACTTTTGAATCGAAGCATTGAGCATATCCAATAGACATTTTATGATAAAGGACTTGATTCCCTCTTCACCGAGAATGAATCTACCCACTTCAAGATCTTCAGCAGCCTCTTTTAAGGCAGTGTAGTTTTCAGTCTCTTCTTCCACTCTTATTTTACTCTCTTCGATGGTTTTCAGAGTAGCACTAAGGAATCCAGCTAAAGAGTTTTCATCATCTTCCAGATTTTTCAAAGATTCTTGATATTGCTCAACTGTTCTCTCCAAGGTTTCCTTTCTGATCTTCTCAGAATTTGAGATTCCAATAGCTGTTTGATTTGCGGCGATTTTTTCTCGAACCTTGTTCTTCTTATCATCACATAACGCACGTTCTTCATTCTTACCAATGATAAGAAGATTCAGTTCGTCAATTCGACTCTGTAATTCTTCCTTTCTGGCATTTATGAAATCTATATGAGTGTGTGGTATCTCCTGCAAACATTTATCACAAGATGCACCACCGATATCGGAAGCATTAAGCAATTCAGCAATTTTCATTTTCCTACTTGCCTGCAAATCTGATGTTGCTGTTTGAACCTTTGCGATTATTCCATCGATCTTAGTCCAAATATCATTCAACTTGGCATTATCCTCTTGAAGAGGGACTATATCAACAACTTCAATTTCCGAAGCTTCTTTGGTCAGCGTTGAGATCTTATTGATCAGTTCATTCTTCTTTCGAGTTAGAATTTCCTCACGTTCATCGATTTCCTTTTGTTGGGATTCGTATTGGGATTGTAAAGACGTTAAGTTCTTTGATATCTCTTCAATCTTGGCCAAGGAAACAGAACTATCAGCTTTGACTGTTCTAATTTCATCTTTGAGATCCTTCAACATCTTACCAAATACCTCCAAAGTGAAAATATCTTCGATGAACTTCCTCTTCTCTTCGGGCTTCTTACCCATAAAAGGAGTATTGTCACTCAGCGAGAGGATATCACATGATTTGCAAATTACCGGATTCGATCCGATTAGTTCGCAAATGTATCTGTTGGTATTGGCGATGGAATAATCGCA